GCATCTCGTCTTACTGGCAACTGTGCAATCATGGTGCCTAATGGTGGCGTGGCAATCTACGAAGATTCCTTCTTCGGTGAGGATCTATTCATCGGACCTGACCAGAATGAAACCATCACCTTATTCGGTGCTACAGGTAACATCACTGCAGACGGCACAATCACCTCTTCCGTAGTTGCTGCTACTACAGCAAACATTGCTACTGTTAACACGACTTCTAACGTCAACGTTGGTGGATCGATCCTTGTTAACACTAATAAGTTTATCGTCCAAGGATCAACAGGTAACGTTACTGTTGCTGGCACCCTAGACGTTGCAGGTAGAGCAATCATTGATGATACTCTGCAAGTTACACAGAATGTTGATTTTGATTCTGATCTGAATGTTGATGGTGATCAGCAACTAGACGGCACGCTGACTGTCGATAGCACCTCATTGTTTAAGGACAACGTGGTCCTCCGTGGTGCTACTAAGACTCTCAAGTTGCAGAATGGCAGCGGCACTGACAAGATTACACTTAACTCTACTTCAGGTAACGCTGAGATCACTGGTCTTAGCACCCTTGGAAGTCTTGACGTAACAACCAACACCACCATGGGTGGCACGCTGGGTGTTACGGGACAGATCACTGGTAATGTAACTGGTGACCTGACAGGTACTGCAGACAAGTCAAATCTGGTTGATGTTACTGAGACAGCAACTTCTAACCTTACTTACTTCCCCACATTTGTTTCTGCAACGTCTGGACATACTGAGGTCCGCACAGACTCCAGTAACCTTACCTACAACCCAAGCACTAACACCCTTCAGGTTACTAACTTTAAGTCAGTTACTGACTTTGAGATCCAGGGTAACTTGAATGTTACTGGTGCTTTGACCTTCTTCCAGTCACAGGTTGGTAGTATCGCTAACCACGATACTGGTGCCCTGGCAGAAGGATCTAACCTCTACTTCACTGATGAGAGAGTTGATGACAGAGTTAATGCTCTGATCTCAGGTGGCACTGGTATCACTGCTACATATGATGATGCAGGTAATATCCTGACTCTGAGTGCAACTCAGGGCGACATCAACACTGACAACATCACAGAAGGATCTACTGCCCTATTCACCACTGCTGCACGCACAAGGTCGCACTTCACGTATGGCACTGGCATTGAGCATAGTAGTGGCACCCTATCTGTTACCCAATCTGATATTGATACTGATAATGTCACAGAAGGATCAACAAACATATTCTTTACCTCTTCTCGCGCTAGGGGTGCATTTAGTGCTAGTGGCGATCTCGGTTATAACGCTTCTACTGGCGTCTTCTCCTTCACTCAGCGCACTAACTCTCAGGTAAACGGACTTGCTGATACTCGTATTGCACTGAATGTTGGCACAAACCTTGACCTGAGCAACCAGTCTACGAGTGACCTGGCAGAGGGGACTAACCTCTACTACACAGACGGTCGTGCTGATGCTCGTGCCTCAGCAGCCATCACCGCTTTGGGTCTTGGCACTGCTGCTACCACTAATGCAACTGCATATGCAACTGCTGCACAGGGTGGTTTGGCAGACACTGCTACACAACCAGGAGATCTGGCAACTGTAGCAACCAGTGGATCTTACAACGATCTTGCTAACCTGCCTACGCTCTTCTCTGGAGCATACGCTGATCTGACTGGCAAACCTACATTATTCTCTGGTGCTTATGCAGATCTCACTGGCAAACCCACCCTTGGCACTGCTTCTGCAGCTGCTACAGGCGACTTTGCTACTGCTGCACAAGGCACACTTGCTGCTTCTGCACTACAAGCAGAGACTATTACCCTCGCGGATCTTAAGACCGCTGCTGCGGGTGCTGCTGACTTTGCAGCATTCAAGGCTGCAATCGCTGCTCTCTAATAACAAATGGCAAAACCTACCTCTAAAGCAGAATTGAAGGAGTACTGCCTCCGTAGACTGGGTAAACCAGTCTTGGAGATCAATGTCTCCGATGATCAGATTGATGACGCTATCGATTATACGATACAAAAATTCCAACAGTTTCATTATGATGGATGTGAGAAAGTTTATCTGAAACATCTGTTGACACAGGATGTTGTTGACAGAGCAAAGACCAATACAAACTCAACGTCTGATGGTGGTAATGACATCTGGGCAGAGGCAAATGGGTATATTGAAATGCCTGAGCATATTCTTTCAGTAGAAGGTCTCTTCGGTTTTACCGATAAGGGCACCAGGAATATGTTTGATATTCGTTATCAGATGAGACTGAATGATCTGTATGACTTCACGTCTACTCAGTTTTATAATTACTACATGGTCCAGCAGCACCTGGAAACTATTGACTTCCTGTTGGAGGGCATGAAACCAGTTAGATATAGTGCTGTGCAAGATAGATTGTATATTGACTTTGACTGGTCAATGGATGCTTTGGTTGGTCAGTATATTGTTATCCACGCATATCGTGCTCTAAATCCAGACACATGGACAGAGATTTACAATCAGATGTGGGTCAAGGATTATGCCTCTGCCAAAATTAAGAAGCAATGGGGAAGCAATCTTACCAAATTTACTGGAGTCCAAATGCCAGGTGGCGTGTCTCTAAATGGTGAGATGATTTATAACGATGCTGTAGATGAGCTCAAGAATTTAGAAGAGCAACTACGCACCGAATGGGAATTACCACCTCTAGACATGATCGGATAACATGGCAACTAATAGTTTCTTCACCCAAGGCACAACAGGCGAGCAAGATCTTGTAGGAGATCTAGTGGTCGAGCAGATTAAGATGTTCGGTAAGGATGTCTATTACATACCGAGGACGTTAGTTAATGAAGACACTGTTTTTGGAGAAGATAATTTATCATCATTCGATGGTGCATATCTTCTAGAAGCATACATTGAAGACGCCAACGGTTTTCGTGGCGATGGTGACATGTTTAGTAAATTCGGAGTCAGAATCTCCGACCAAGTTACATTCATTGTTTCACGCACTAGGTTTACTGAAGCAGTAGACAACAACCATACACTTATAGTAGAAGGACGACCCAATGAAGGTGACCTCATACATTTCCCCCTTGCTAACAAAACTTTCGAGATCCAATTCGTTGAGCACGAGATACCCTTCTATCAACTCGGAAAGATTCATGTCTGGGGTTTACGTTGTGAGCTCTTTGAATACTCTGATGAAGACTTCGACACTGGCGTCGCAGAGGTCGATGCTATTGAGCTCAACTTTGCCAACGCTATCACCGTCACATTATTGGCAGGTGGGACAGGAGACTTTACCGTTGGTGAGACTGTTACGGGCGGTACCTCCAATACTACCGCTGATGTGAAGTCCTGGGACTCTTCATCTGGTAAGTTGATCGTCATCAATCGTGACGGTAGATTCACCATTCCTGAGACTATCACTGGAGATGTGTCCAGTGCATCCTGGACAAGTGCAAACTACAACACCCTAAATAATGTGAATACTTCTGACACGATCGATACTAACTATACTATCGAGACACAGGCAGATGGCATTCTGGACTTTACTGAGGTTAATCCCTTCGGTGAGTTTGGTAATTCTGGAGGCACTCTGTAATGCTAGGCACTTACACATATCACGAAATTATAAGAAAGACAGTTGTCGGATTTGGCACACTGTTTAATAACATTGAGCTTCGTCGCACTAAAGGATCGAAGACTGAAGTTATGAAAGTGCCTCTGGCATATGGTCCTAAGCAAAAATTCTTGGCACGTCTCCGTCAAGTAGGTGACCTGTCCACACAAGATCAGGCACAGATCACACTCCCTAGAGTTTCGTTTGAGATCGGTGGTATCTCTTATGATCCTACTAGGAAGTTGTCACCTATCTCTGCGATCAGAAATACTAAGACTGACGGCACTGATACAAAAGCATTCATGCCTGTGCCATACAATATCAATTTTGAATTAGCAATCCTTGCAAAGAATCAGGATGACTCTCTNCAAATCCTAGAGCAGATTCTTCCATACTTCCAACCAAGTTTTAACCTCACCATGAATCTGGTCCCAGATCTCGGTGAGAAAAGAGACTATCCTGTGACTCTCACATCAGTAGATTATAGTGATGAATATGAGGGTGACTATGACACTCGCCGCACACTTGTATATACCCTACAATTCGTCGCTAAGACATACCTGTATGGTCCTGTAGGGGACGCAAGTGGCGAAGTCATCAGGAAAGTCCAGGTGGACTACGCTACCACTGTGGACCGTCAGGCACCACGGGAATTGCGTTACACCGTCCAACCAGATCCGCTCAATGCAGATCCTACGGACGATTTTGGATTCTCCGAGTTCTCATCTCATTATGTCGATGCAAAAGATTTCAACCCAGTCACAGGACAAGACGAGTAAGTATGACGGCATTGAGGAAGCACTCGATGTCGCTAGCGAAATCGTCCCTGAAGCAAAACCCGAACCTATTGTGCCTGTAGAGAATCCTGTCTCTACTCAGGATCAACTGAAGAAAGACTATGAGTATACTCGTGGCAATCTATACTCCCTGATTGAAAAAGGTCAGGAAGCAGTAGATGGAATTCTTGAGTTAGCACAACAATCCGATCAACCTCGTGCGTTTGAGGTTGCTGGTCAATTGATCAAGCACGTTGGCGACGTGGCGGACAAACTCGTAGACCTTCAAAAGAAAGTCAACGATATTGAAAATCCCAAAAAATCTAAAGAAGTTAACACTACAAACAATACCATGTTTGTTGGTAGCACAGCAGATCTCGCCAAGTTTCTAAAACAACAACGCGATAAATAGAATCGTAGGAGTACGTATTAACAATGTCAGTATTAAATGTCATTGACACCCAAACCATTTCTGCAAGTGGCAATGGCTACGTTGTGGTGAAGTCGGGTGTCCTCCGCTGCTATGCAGCATCAGCATCCACGATTCAGATCGATGCTGGTCCTGCCGTAACACTTGCAGCAGGCGAAGCACTGCTCCTGTCTTGCGGTAAGGCAAAGAATGCACAAATCGATGCGATGACTGATGCAGCAACTGCTGTTNTCACCGTCCTTGGTGGTGGCACCCCCGCACACAAGTTTGCTGTTGGTGATTTTATCGCGACAGAAGCAAATAGNGATGCAGCATTTACGAGTGACTTCGTTGCTGCAGCATCTGGTGGTAAGAAAGTAACGGCAGTTACGAATACCACAATCACTACTGACTATGACAGTAGTGCAGCAAGTGCTGACTATGCTCTGNCTGGTGCCNAGGTTGCATCAGGCACTGTCCCCGCACTGAAGCGTGCAGTTAAACTCACTGCTGGAGGAGCCGACGTTGTAGTCGAGCAAGTCCAAGTGGTTGGTGGTTGATCACACTAATTAAAGAAAGAGAATCACATGAAATCCTTTTCACAAATCGCTGCCCTCAGTGAGGAAGACTACGACAGGATGAAAGACCGCCAACTAGAGCGTGGTGGTATGGGAGCTCGTAGTAGTAATGCACCTATTGGTAAACCAAATACATTTGGTAAGAAAAAACCTGCTGCTGATGGCATGTCAGCACTTGAGAAAGTAAAGGCAAGCATTCGTGCCAAGCATGGTGATGGTGCCATCATTGATACTAGGAAAGAAGGTTACCAATCAATGACGCCTGAGCGCAACCTGCGTGTTGATAAGGCAAAGCGAAATGCATATGATAATGATCAGCGTGCCCAACACAGTGGTGATAAGAAGGAAGCAGATAAGCAATTCAAACGCCGTATGGCAATGGATAGCAAAACTAAGATGAAGAAAGAAGGTTACGCCGTTGGTGACGTTGACCAGAAGGTTGGCGCAGTAACTGCTATTCCTAAGAAGGATCAGGATGATGCAAAGGCACGCATCCTTGCTAAGACTAAGGCAAAGAGAGCTGCCAAACTACAGAAAGAAGGTGTCTTCGATCACGTTGATATCTTTGCTGAGTTGAATGATTGGGAGGTCTCACTCCTTAGCGATACTCTTATTGAAGAGATCGTGGCAGAAGTCTTCGTTGAGGAGATGGCAGAAGGTAGAGATATTGATCACGTCACAGAGATGCTCTGTGAGTCTGTTGACTTCTCACTGAGTTTACTTACTGAGGTCACCAGTCCTGCTAAGGTCAATGCTCTTCGCTTGAAGGACAAATCATCTGCAGCATCTGGTCAAGGTCAGAGTGCTGGTAGGGATGCTGGTGCTGAAGCAAGGAGTCGTATCGGAAGTGGATCTTCATCGAGATCCGATAAACTTGCCAAGGTTAAGAGTGCTGCTCAGAAGGTTGGGTCTGCACTGAAGTCTGGTCTTAAGAGTGGCGCTAAACTGGCACGTAAAGGTGCTGTCAAGGGTGCTGAAGTTGCTGGTAAGGCAGCAGGACACGCGAAAAATCTCGCGAAAGACATGGGTAGTGCCGCTAAGAGTGGTTACAAGTCCACCCAATCGTCTGATTCTGAGACCACCTCATCTAATCCCACTACGTCATCTTCTGATTCTTCCTCTAGCAGCAGCGATTCAGGTCCTAAGAAGCCTGGTCTGCTCAGCAGAATTGGTAGCAAACTGAAGCGTGGTATCAAGAAAGCAGTTGGTGCTGGTGCGAGATCCCTTTCCCGTGGTGCTCGTGGAGTAGCACGCAGAATGGGTGAATCTGTTATTGTCGAGCGTGGTGACCATTGGCATCCAGATCCTGAGCAGGATCGTAAGTTGGGTGGTCCTGGTGCTAATCAACGTGCCAAAGAAGATCGTGCTGCTGCATCTAAACCAAAGTCAGATCCTAAGAAACTGAAATCTGGTGAGTCCTACATGGACTATTCCAAGCGTCAGAAGGCAGCAAAGTCTGGCAATACTGTCAGCACTAGACACAACACTGCTGTTGGTAGATTGAATAAGTTGGGTGCTAACATCAAACCCAAAGAGCGTAAGCGCGACAAGATCGGTAAGGCAATCGGTAAAGCACTCGATAAGATCGGTGGTATCAAGCGTGAGGAAGTGACTACACTTTCATTCAGTGCATTCCTTGCAGAAGGTAATGCTACTGGTCGCATGATGCAGAAGTCAAAGACTCAGGTTACTGGACACATCAGTGCCGACAGGGGGTCTGACGAAAAAAAGAACCGTGCGGGTCGTAAAGGACTCGAAAAGGATCTAAAGAAGCATGGCATCGGTCACAAGAAAGGTGTCGGTGAGTATAAGTATGACAGTGGAGANACTGGACGCGAAGTNTCCTATCAGACCTCAAAACCTGATAAGATGAGTAAGCGCAGATTCGGTAAAGTTATGCGTCGCATGGGACGCAAGCACGGTCAAGAATCCGTGATCACCAAGGACAAGGACAAGTCTGCTAAACTTCACTATACTGAGAAGGGNAGTAAGGCAAAGTCTGANTCTATTGGNAAGACCAAAGCAGGCAAACATCCCGAAGGGTATGGCGAAACCTCTGGCACCAAAGCTAGAAGTGGCAAACTACCTAAGAAAACTACTAAAGGAGCTTATCA